ATCAGCGCAAGTTCTACGGCATCGTGCACGCCTCGACGCGGGACAACGCCAAGAACCTGCCGAAGGACTACATCCCGTCGCTGCGCAACAGCTACCCGGCCAACCTAGTCGACGCCTATATCGACGGACTGTTCGTCAACCTGACCTCGGGCTGCGTCTACCCGAACTTCAATCGGGCGACCTGCCACACCAACGAGGAAATTCGCCCCGGCGAGGATCTGCATATTGGTCTTGATTTCAACATTAACCGCATGGCGGCCTGCGTATTCGTCATTCGTGACGGCGAGCCTCGGATGCTCGATGAGCTGACCAGTCTGTTTGATACGCCAGCCATGATCGCGGCGCTGGATACTCGCTATCAGGGCAAGCACAAGATCACTGTTTACCCAGATGCCAGCGGCAAGAACCGCAAGAGCGTCAACGGCAGCGAGTCGGATCACAGCCTTTTGAGGCAGGCCGGCTACTCGGTAAAAGTCAATCCGGCCAACCCGATGGTTCGCGACCGGGTGCTGGCAGTCAATGCCATGTTCCTCAATGGCGAAGGCCAGCGCCGCCTGAAGGTCAACACGGACAAATGCCCGGTAACCACTCAGGTTCTGGAGCAGCAGGCCTACAACGAGCAGGGCGAGCCCAACAAGGACGGCACGGAAGACCCGGCCGACGCCTTTGGCTATTTCGTCGTGCATCGATACCCGATCGTCAAACCGGCAAAAACCCAAACCCAAGACCTGAGAATTTGAATATGAGTGATGACCCAAGTATCAGACTCCCGGCGGTAGACCGCATGCGCGAGTATTGGGCCATTGTCGATCCGCTGATGGGCGGGACTCAGGCCATGCGGGCGGCTGGCAAGGCCTTGCTGCCTCAGTACCCGGCAGAGAAAGACGACACCTATGCTGAGCGCCTGAAGCTTTCCACCTTGCTTCCGGCCTATGCCGAGACGGTGGCCAGCAGCACTTCCCGCGCATTCGCTGAGCCTCTTCAGTTGGGCGAGGACGTGCCTGAGCCGATCAAGCTGCTTTCCGCTGACGTCGACTTGGGCGGCAATGACCTCAATTCATGGTCGGTCGAGTGGTTCCGCGAGGCGCTGGCCAAAGGCTTGTGTCACGCGATGATCGAGCATCAGCCGACCCGTGACGCTGAAGGCAATAAGCTGTACAAGACCGTCGCCGAGGAAGAGGCCGCAGGGGTTCGCCCTTACGCCGTCATCATCCAGCCGGGCCAAGTGCTCGGCTGGCGCTTCGACGGCGGCAAGCTGATGCAGGTTCGCTACATGGAGTCGGTCGAGGTCGCAGACGGTGACTTCGGCGTCAAGTGCGTGGATCAAGTCCGCGTGCTGGAGCCTGGCAGCTGGCGCACCTACCGCAAGGCCGACAATGGCGGCGCATGGGAGCAACACGATCGTGGCTCTACCAGCCTCACATACATTCCATGGGTGACGTTCTACACGGGCCGCACCGGGCCGATGACGGCTAAGCCGCCACTGCTCGAACTGGCCCACCTGAACGTCAAGCACTGGCAGTCACAGAGCGACCAGGACAACTTGCTGCACGTTGCCCGCGTCCCTCTGTTGTTCGTGTTCACCGACAACGAAGAATTCCAGCTGACTATCAGCTCGGCCAGCGCGACCCGCATGCCGAAGGACGGCAACGCCAAGTACGTCGAGCACACCGGGGCGGCAATCACCGCCGGGCGCGACTCGCTGAACGATCTGGTCGACGATATGCGTATGGCCGGGGCCAAGCTGCTCCAGAAGGACAAGCAGGCCGTGAAGACGGCGGCACAGGCCAACGAGGAAGCGGCGCAGGAATTGTCCCCGCTGGCTCGCCTGGCTGGTCAGTTCGCTGACTGCATCGCTCAGCTGCTCCAGATCCTGGCCGATTACGGCAGCCTGGGTGACGGTGGCCACGTCGAAATGCGCGGCAACTTCGACAGCGACTTCGCGCCTGAAATTTCCGTTCCTAATCTGATCAGCATGGCCAACTCCGGCAAGCTCAGCGACCAATCGCTCTACTCCGAAATGCAGCGCCGGGGCGTCATCAGTGACGAGCTCGACTGGGAGGCCGAAAAGGCGCGCATCGAGGAGCAAGGGCCGGCACTAGGGGCGATCTGACATGGCAACGGTCAACGAGCAGTTGCAATCGGCGTCGATCGGGCACGCGGTTGACCTGCAGCACCTCAGTAATGCCGAGGTGCGCAAGGTCATCAAGCTGCTGAACAGCGTGGATGCCGATCTGCGCGCCCGGCTGATCGACGCCATCGAGCGCCTGGGTGCCGACTCCTACACGGCCAAGCACCTCAACGCTGTGTTGGCATCGGTGCTGGAGCTGAACAAATCGATTTATGCCTCGATTGGCGAGGTCATGGCTGAGTCGGTCATCGACATCGGTCAGTACGAGGTCGAGTATCAGGGCGCGCTGTTCACGCGGGTCATTCCCGGCCAGGTACTGGTCGAGGTCCAGCTGAACACGGTCAACCTGGCGCAGGTGCGAGAAATCGCGCTGAGCCGGCCATTCCAAGGGCGCTTGCTCAAGGAGTGGATGGGCGACCTTGAGGCGAGTCGAGCGGCGAAGATCCGCGACGGCATCCGCATTGGCATGACTGAAGGCCAAACCACTGACCAGATCGTTCGCCGCATCATGGGCACCCGGGCCGAGGGCTACGCTGATGGGATCATCGAGCGCAGCCGCCGAGATGTTGATTCGGTGGTGCGGACGGCTATCAGTCACACCGCGCAGGGCGCCCGCGAGGCCTACTACCAGCAAAACGATGATCTTGTCGACGAGGTTCGCTGGCTCAGCACCCTGGACAACAAGACGTCGGCCCCGTGCAGGCTGCGTGACCGACTCGTCTACACCAACGACAGCAGGCACTTGCCAGTCGGGCATAAAGTCCCTTGGCTTAGCGGGCCGGGCAAGCTGCATTGGTGCTGCCGGTCGACCTCGATGCCGATCATCAAGAGTTACGAGGCGCTGAGGCTGTCCAAAGGCCTGCCAGAAGGCACGCGGGCGAGTATGGATGGCCAGGTGCCGCAGTCTACGAATTACGGCGACTGGATCAAGTCGCAGAGCGCAGCAAGACAGGATCAGGTTCTAGGCCCGGCGCGCGGCAAGCTGCTGCGTGATGGCGGGATGGATCTGGACGCCTTTTACAACGACAAGGGCCGCATGCTGACCCTTGACCAGCTACGCGAACAGGACGCCGCGGCATTCGCCCGAGCCGGCCTGTAGCCACAAACCAAATCATTCATGCCTGGCCAGCTTCGGGCTTTAGCTTATGGAGAGCGATGTGAGCGACCAAGAAATCGAGCAAGAGATCCAAGACAAGGGCCTGACCGCGCCGCGCATCACACCAGCAGACCTGCAAGCGAATATCGACAGAGAATTCTATTTCACGGCCGCTGACGCCATCGCGCCAGCCGTGGGTAAGATGGTTGATCGTTTCCTTGGCTGGAAACTGCCGCAGGACTTCTACCCGGATGCAGGTATTTCGTTCGCAGCACCGCAAATCGCACACGGCTGGCCGACCGGAACCAACCTTCTTCACGCTGGCCAGGCAACGGAAATGTTCGAACATGCCGTTGGTAATTTGTCGGTTCCGCAGTCGCTTGGCCTACTGACCTTCTGCGTACTGGTGCTGAAGAACGGCTTCACCGTCACCGGTGAGAGCGCCTGCGCCAGTCCTGAGAACTTCGACGCCGAGATCGGTCGCAAGATCGCACGCCAGAACGCCGAGCAGAAGATCTGGCCGCTCATGGGCTACGAACTGAAGCAGCGCCTGCACGACGCCAAGTAGTCAACAATCGAATCAAATACGCCTCGCATCTGCGGGGCTTTTTATTGCCTGTCTGTTCGGATGAGCGGGGCGCACTGGGCCGGATGGCCTGCTAGGAGAAACAATGAAGCTCAAGATCGTTGAAGTGGATGGCAAGCAATACGCGGAAGTCCTGGATGGGAAGCCCGTATTTACCGGTGACGACGGAAAAGACATCGCTTTCGATGCCGTAGGCACCCGCGACACCATCACCCGACTGAACGCCGAGGCCAAATCGCACCGCACTCGCGCCGAGACTGCCGAAGGCCTGGTAAAGACCTTCGAAGGTATCGTCGACCCAGCTGCAGCCCGCAAGGCGCTGGAGACTGTCGCCAATCTCGATGCTAAAAAACTGGTGGATGCCGGTGAAATCGAGAAGGTGAAGGGCGAGATCAGCAAGGCCTTCCAAGCTCAGCTGGACGAAGCCAACGGCAAGTCGCAAATCTTGGAGCAGCAACTGTATGCCGAGAAGATCGGCGGCAGTTTCTCCCGCTCCAAGTACATCGCCGACAAGCTGGCGGTGCCGGTAGACATGGTTCAGGCCACTTTCGGCCAGAACCTGAAGATCGAGGAAGGCAAGGTCGTCGCTTATGACGCCCAAGGCCAGAAGATTTTCAGCCGCTCCCGCCCCGGCGAACTGGCCGACTTCGACGAAGCCATCGAGACACTTGTTTCGCAGTACCCCCACCGCGACCACATCCTGAAGAGTTCTGACGCCAATGGCGGCGGCGCTCAGGGTAGTGGTGGCGGCAATTCCGGCGCCAAGGGCAACTTTGGCGGCAGCAAAGCAGATCGCGTAGCAGCCATTAAGGCCATGACCGCAACAAGCTAAGGAGCAACTATGTCCCTGTCGAACATGAAGGTATTCAACGAGTACCTCAAGAAAACCACCATCGAAACCCTGGCGCAGGACGTTGAGAAATTCAACGCCGCCTCCGCTGGTTCCATCCGTCTGACCACTCAAGGTATCGACGGCGACTTCCTGCAAGAGTCGTTCTGGGCTGGCCTGCACAGCGCTCAGCGCCGTGTTGACCGCTACGCCGCCAACGGTGCGCAGGCTGCAACCCCGCTGACTCAGAAGCAATACGACTCGGTGAAGATCGCAGGCGGCTTCGGTCCGATCCTGTGGGAGCCTTCGCAGCTGTCGTGGGTTCAGAAAAACCCGGAAGAAGCGCTGGAAGTGATCAGCCGCAACCTGTCCGAAGCCATCATGTCGGACCAGCTGAACACTGCCATCGCCGCTCTGGTCGCCGCCATTGGCAACCAGCCAACCGCCACCAATGACGTGTCCGCCACTCTCGGCGTGGACTACGTCGCCATCAACAACGCTCACGCGCTGTTCGGTGATGCCTCGCAGCGTCTCATTGCGCAGGTAATGACCGGCGCCATGTACCACAAGCTGATCGGCAAGAACCTGGTCAACGCCGAGAAGCTGTTCACCTTCAGCGGTGTGCAGGTGGTCGACATCTTGGGCAAGGCCGTGATCATCACCGACGCCGCGGCTCTGTACGAGGCTGGCACCCCGAACAAGCAGAAGGTGCTGAGCCTGGCTGACGGCGCTGCAATGGTGATGGATGGTTCCGACCTGATCACCAACATCCAGACCTCCAACGGCAAGGAGCGCATCGAGACCACCATGCAAAGCGATTATTCGTTCGGCTTGGGCCTCAAAGGTTTTACGTGGGATGTTGCGGGTGGTGGCAAGTCTCCAACAAGCGCCGAGATTGCAACTGGCTCGAACTGGGACTTGGTGGCCGCCACCATCAAGCAAACCGCGGGCGTGATTACCATTGGTGATGCAACCAAGTAACGATGTAGAATGACCGTGTCAGGACAGCCCTTTGCAAGGGGTTTTCGGCTCCGATAAGCCGGATTACTGACACTCATTTCTCGCCTTATCGGAGGCCGCAATGCTTACTCAAGAAAAGCTCAAAGAAATTCTCCACTACGACCCAGAAACAGGGCTGTTTACGTGGCTTAAGCCGACCTCAAACAGAGTTAAGGCTGGGGCCGTGTGCAGCACGGTTGCTCGTATCGGGTATGTGATCATTGGAGTCGTGGGAAAGAGGCAATACGCCCATCGCCTAGCATGGCTCTATATGACTGGTGAATGGCCATCTGATCAGGTTGACCATGCCAACTGCGACAAGACTGATAACAGGTGGTCAAATCTGCGAATTGCTGGTAAATCCAGAAATATGCAGAACATCGGTATCAGATCCAATAACTCCAGCGGGTTTACCGGTGTTGGCTACCATAAGCAAACAGGTCGTTGGCGTGCCTTTGTTGTGAGCGCCGGGAAAATGATCCACGTTGGCCTATTCGACACAATTGAAGAGGCAGCGAGAGCAAGAGAAGCGGCGGCAGTCGAGCGGTACGGCGAGTTCTACCGCGCAGGGTAATCAAACAGATAATGCAAGGCCGACTATTGAGTCGGCCTTTTTTATGCCTGGAGAAAAGTAATGTCAGAGAAAGTCGTTTACGAGAAGCACCCGGTCACCGCTGAGCGCAAGGCTGAACTGCGCCAGAAGGGCTACAAGATCATCGACGCCAAGTTCGCGCCGGATGACTACGAGCACCCCGAGCCGATCAAATCCGCGAAGGCCGGTGGCGCAAGCCAGAAGACCGAAGCCAAGGTGTAACCCATGACCGACTTCATCACTGTTGCAGACGTTGACGCATTGCTGGGGTCGGACTGGGCGGGTGCCGGTGATCCGGTTATGTCTGTGATGCAGGCCAACGCCTGGCTGACCAGCAAGATTAAGCGTCCTGTCCCCGCCGAAGTGCCGGCCGAGATCAAGCAGGCCGGCGCCCAAGTTGCAAAAGTCGCCTCGACGGGCGCCCTGTACAAGTCCACCGACCGCGAGACGGTCAGCGAGACGGTATCAGCCACCTCTGGCACGTCCGTCAGCGAAACCTACGTTCAGGGCTCTGTCGCGCTGTCTGCCGGGGAAAACTTCGCCCTGGCGCTGATCTATCCATGGACCACCGGCACCAATTCCATCCCGATGGTGAGGGGCTGAGCATGGGCCTACAGGACAAGCTTCAGACCAAGCTGGCCAAGGCCTTCGACGGGAAGCTGGCCGATGCCGTGTCAGCGTTCACTGGCTCGTATCAGGGGCCGGGTGTCTATGACCCGGTCGAGGAAACGACGACAGCCGTCACCGTGACCTACACCGGTCGCGGCGTGCTGGCCAAGTACGAAACCAGGCGCATCGACAACATCAACATTCTGTCGGGCGACCTGCAGCTGATTGCGATCATCATTGAGGTGACGGATCGTCCGGCAGAGGGCCACACAATCATCGCTCCCGACCTGGCCGACCGGACGAAGTCGATCAGCTATCTGGTTAAGGGGGTTGAGATTGATCCGGCGTCGGCGACGTATCAGATCAAGCTGAGGAGGCCGTAATGAACGCCAAGGCCGGATGGAGTCACAGCTTGCGCGACTTCGCCGACCAGATCGACGAAGACGTGACGCAGCACGTTCAGTCCATTGCCTTGGCGATGCTTAGCGAGGTCATCCAGAGATCACCGGTCGGCAACCCGGACTTGTGGAAAGCCAATACCGAGCTTCGCGCGCAGAACACGGCCCTGGCTGATGCCTATGACGCCAACGTCGACACCCGCAACGCGACCAACACCGGCAAAAAGCAATTCAAGAAACTGACTCAGCGTGAGCGGAAAGAGAACTTCTTTGTCGATGCGAAGGCGGCAGGGCAGGGCTATGTAGGCGGTCGCTTCCGCGGCAGTCACACCGTATCCATCGGCGCCCCCGACTTCACCGTGACGGAAAACATCGACCCATCGGGCGGCGAAACCCTGTCCAGGGGCTCAATGCTGATCAGGGCATCAGGAAACTACCCGGTGATCTACATACAGACGAATTTGCCCTATGCGGAAATGCTCGAGCTCGGGCATTCGACCCAGGCCCCGGGCGGCGTCTACGACCTGGCCTGGATCGGCGTATCAGAGGCCTACCGATGAACTATGAAGACATTCGCAAGCTGATCACGGCGCGCATGGTCGCCTTTGCCGGCCTGCCGCAGGACAGCATCGACTACCCGAACACTCAGACCTTCACGCCGCCGGCTACCGGCCTCTGGTGCCGCCTGAACATCCAGCACGCAACGGCCTTCATGGCCGGCATGGCTGACAAGCCGTACACCCGCAAGCCTGGCCAGATCAGCATCCAATGCTTCGCCCGGCTCGGCACCGGCACCAAGGCGCTCAACGTCCTGTCGGATCAGCTCGAAGCACAATTTGCCTACTGGCAATCGGGCGACCTCGAATGCATGGAGGCGAGCCAGATCCCGGCCGGCGAGTTCGAGGGCTTCTATCAGGTCAACGTGAATATCCGGTTCCGCGCCGGATGATCCAGCAACACCTATCCCGCCCGCCTTGAGCGGGTTTTTTTATGCCTACACGAAGGTGGAAAACATGAGCTCCGGCGCAAAAGTAACCAGCTATATCATCCCCGAGGTGACGCCCGGCGTTACTCCCGGCTCCGGCACATGGGACACGCTACGGCTGACCGGCAATGCCATGACCCCGACCGTCAACACGGCGACCAGCGACGAGATCACCGACTCGCGCATCAATCAAGGTTCCGTGGTCACCAGTACCGACATCGGCGGCGACCTGACCGCCGAACTGTCTTATGGCAGCTTCGACAAGCTGCTGGAGGCCGCCTTCTACGGCGCCTGGACCAGCAACGTGCTGACCGTGGGCGACGTGCGCCACACCTTCAGCATCGCCAAAAACTACATGGACGTTGGCGTCTACTCCCTGTTCAAGGGCGTACACATCCCAACGTTCGCCCTGGACATCCCGAGCGACGGCAAGGTCACTGTCACCTTCGGGACTGCCTGTCTGGACTACACCGACAGCAGCGCGCCGATCGTGCTCGCGCCGGCTGGCCCGACGACCACCCCATTCATGTCGAATGGCAACGTCGGCACCCTCTTGATTGATGGCGCCTCGATGGAAGGTCAGGCTTGCGTCTCAGCCATGACCATCAGCCTGGACAACGGCCTTCAGGCTCAGCGCTGCATCGGCACCGACAAGATGGGTCCGGGGGCGCAGATCGCCACCGAGGCAGCCATCACCGGGACTATCACTCTGGCCTGGTCGGCGACGGCCTGGGGCATCTGGAAAAACACCTTCACCCGCAAACCGGTGGCGGTCGAGTTCCCGATCACCGACAGCGTGGGCAACAAGTACACCTTCAGTTTCCCGGCAGTGGAAGTCGACGGTGAGCTGCCGAGCGGCGGCAAGCGCGACCTGATCGAGGTGACGCTGAATTACACCGTGGCCAAGCTCGCCCCGACCATCACCCGCGCGCCATACGTGGCACCGACCAGCGTTACCGTGGCCCCAGGAACTGCGACGATTGCCGTAGCCGGCACTCAGCAGCTGACCGCGACCGTGGCTCCGGCCGGCGCTCCGCAAGGCGTCAACTGGACCAGCAGCGCCCCGAGCAAGGCGACCGTCAGCTCGACGGGTCTGGTCACTGGCGTGGCATCTGGCTCGGCGACCATCACCGCGACAAGCAAGTACGACGGCACGAAGCTCAGCACGTCGACCATCACCGTTTCGTAACACCGATTCACCCCTTGACTGCCCCGGCACCAACGCCAGCCGGGGCGGTCCTTTTCGGCGTGGCGTGAGGAATAACCATGGCTTTGCGACTGACCAAGAAAGACCAGAACACCTCGGAAACCAAATGGGTCGCCTATGACGACGACACCAAAGTGTTGCTGGCACGAATTGATAACCCGGAATACGCGGTCGCCCTTGAGCGCGAACGCCGCAAGCTGCGCAACGCTGACGCCCAGTTCGGTGTCGGCGTGGTGGGCGCCATCGAAGGCGAGATTACCGAGCACGAGACCCAGTGCAGACTACTGAGCCAGTTCATCGTCAAGGGCTGGTCCGGCGTGCAGGATGTGGACGACAACCCACTGGCATACAGCGCCGAAGCTGCGGAGCAGATGCTCGACATCAACCTCAAATTCTTCCTGTTTGTTCTGCGTGAGGCGTCTGTGGCGGCAGTGGAGGCGCAGAAGGCCCTGGCCGAGACCGTGGGAAAGTCGTTGCCCGCTTCGAGTGGGAAAAAGAGTGGGGCGGAGAAACAGAAAAGCGCCGACTGATCTACCAGCGGCTAGGCATGGCGGTCCCGGATGAGCCGGAAACGGACCCGATGACCGACTACCTGCTGAGTACGTTCCGCAACATCACCCGCGGGCGCCGGTTCATCGCAACGATGGCCGGGGCCTTCCCTCTGCCATTGTCTGCCCGTGAAATCTCGGACTGGCTGGAGGCGCACCCACCGGCCATGCCGCGCACAGAGATTGACGAGGTGGTTTTCACGCTCGACGCGCTCTGCCTGGAAACGCAGGAAGACTGACGAACCCCGGCGAATGATGCTAAATTGACCTCATCACCAGGGAGGTTTAGCCATGTCCGATTATTCCAACACGCTTGTGCTTATCGTGTTTTTCGTCAGTCTTGCGGTTTATTTCCTGCCGTCGCTCGTCGCTAGCACCCGCCTGCACCCAAACTCAAAGCCCATCATGCTGCTCAACGTCTTTTTGGGCTGGACCTTGATAGGCTGGGTCGCCGCGCTCGTTTGGTCTGCGTCAAAGATTGATAGCCGGGCCATCAAGCCTGATGAGCCAGCAGTCGAGCCGGATAAGTACGCAAAACTTGAGCGCATATCGCTACTCAAGGAGCGTGGCGTATTGACCGAGCCTGAGTTTCTGTCCGAGAAGGAAAGGATTCTGGCGAGCTGATAGACACCAACTTACTAACCCGCTACGGCGGGTTTTTTATTACCCGGAGAAAGGCCATGGCCCAAACATCGCGGCTCGTCATTGAGCTGGACAGCCGAGACGCAGAGGCCAAGGCGGCGGACACCCGCAAGGCTCTTGAGGCTCTTGAGGATGCCGGCCTGAGCATTCAGCCGGCGCTGAACAAGGCCGGCGCTGGCATGGAGAAGATGGGAAAGGGTGCCGAGAAGGCCACCAAGTCCATCGAGGATGAGGCCGACGAGCTTGAGCGACTGCTCGGCCAGATTGACCCCGTCACTCGTCGTCTCGGTGAACTGGACAAGCAGGAACAGGCTCTCGCCAAGCACAGAAAGGAAGGGAAGCTAGACAAGGCAACATTTGACGACTATCAGACGAAGATCGCTGCGTCCCGCGCCGAACTCGGTCGCTTCAATGCCGACATAGGCAAGACCGGCATTTCTGCCAAGCAGACAGCGGCAGCCCTGCGCGGTGTTCCTGCGCAATTCACCGACATCGCAGTATCACTACAGGGTGGGCAGGCTCCGTTGCAGGTGTTCCTGCAACAGGGCGGCCAACTCAAAGACATGTTCGGCGGAGTAGGTCCGGCTGCCCAGGCATTGGGCGGCTACGTTGCAGGCTTAATCACCCCCTTCACGATTGCCGCCTCCGCTGTCGGGCTGTTCACGCTGGCCGCTTACAAGGGCTATGAGCAATCCGAGCAGTACCGGAAGGCGCTGACACTGTCCGGCGATGCTGCTGGCAAGACGGCTGACGACCTGATCGCGCTGTCTAATGTCATTGCTGGCGGGCGAAACTTTGACGAGGCCAGTCAAGCCGTGCTGGCTCTGGCCAACAATGGTCGACTGACTGGCGAGGCGTTCACGGAAGTGGCTCGCGCCGCTACCGAGCTGTCTGTCGCCACTGGCAAGAGCGCTGGCGATATCGCTGACCAGCTGTCCAACACAAAAAGCAGCGTCACCGACCTGGCTGCCGAATACAGCGACAAGTACGGCGTTATCACGCTGGCCGTATTTGAGCAGGTTCGAGCCCTTGAGCAGCAAGGCGATCGCATGGGCGCGATCAAAGTGCTGGCCGGCGCAGTTGCTGACGAAATGGGCGCCAGAAACAAGGAAATGATCGAGTCCACGCGCGGCCTGGCCAGGGCGTGGGATGGCGTAAAAACAAGCGTATCCGGCGTCTGGAATGAGCTGAAGGCCGGGCTTTCTGCGAGTCCTGAGCTGTTCAAGCTCCAGCACCTGCAAAGCCAACTGCAGGATGCGCAGAAGATTGGTGACAAGGCGCTTATCACTGGCCTTGAGAAGCAGGTCGCGCTAGCCCAGGCGGCGGTCGATGCCCAGACGCAGAAGAAGGAAAGCATATCGGCTGAGATTCAGGAGCAAAAAGCCCTCATAACGGCCGGCGAGAAATGGAACGCGCTGACCACAAAGGAAATGACCGAGCAGGCGAAGCTGGCCAAGGATATTGCCGCCGCCAGAAAGCTTGGGGTTGAGGCCGGAAAGTCTCAGGCGGACATCGACGGCGTCGTGGCCAATATCCAGGCTAAATACGACAAGGCTCAGCCGAAAGATCCGAAGCCCAAGGCATACAGCGAAGACGCTGGCATGAAAATGCTCGACTCGTCGCGCCAGGCTTACGCCGTGCTTGTCCAGCAGAACGCAGCGATCAGCGAGCAGGGCACCAAGAACGAAAAACTCGGAGCCCAGGCCCAGGCCCTGATCCGCTGGGAACAGCAACTGGCCGAGCTCAAGTCGAAAGGCACGCTCACCGCTGATCAAAAGGCGCTGCTGGCCAGCCAGGATCTGATCACTGCCCAGCTGAAAAAGAACTCGGCACTCGAGAAGGAAGTCGAGCTGCGCAAGACCTCCAAGGAGGAAGCCGAAAAGCTGGCAGCCTTCCAGGCCAACCAAGGCAGCAGGCTCGGCACCGATCAGGACGGGCTCGACTCACAAGTTGCCGGACTAGGGCTTGGCAGCGAGGCGCGTGACCGGCTCAAACAGGACCTGGCCATCCAACGCGATTACGCCAGGCAGTCTGCCGACCTGCTGGAGCAGCGGAACACCGGGAGGATCACTCAGGATCTGTACGAAAAGGAAAGCGCGGTAATTCAGGATGGCCTGAACAAGCGTCTCGCCATGCAGCAGAACTACTACGCCCAGATCGACGCCTACCAGTCGAACTGGATCAATGGCGTCAACGAGGCCTGGGCAAACTATGCCGATGCGGCACAGAATTCAATGCAGATTGCCTCGGATTTCACAGCGAGCACGCTAGGTAGTGCACAGAGTGAGCTTGGAAACTTCTTTTCGGACGTGGCCACCGGTTCCGAAAGTGCTGGCGACGCGCTTGGCGACATGGTGGGCAACTTCGCCAGGTCGATGGTCGACGCGCTGGCTGACATGGCGGCGCAATGGCTGATCTATCAGGGCGTCCAGATGGTTATGGGAAAGGCCACTCAAGCCAGTGCAGCGGGACAGATGGCTGCAAATGCGTCAGCCACCTCCTTGCAGGCGGGTCTGGCGGCGTTTGCCTCTACGGCCGCCATCCCGATTGTGGGGCCTATTCTGGCACCTGGCGCAATGGCTACCGCGCTTTCGATTACAGGTCCGCTGGCCGGTGCGGTTGCGGCTGCAGCGACTGCTGGTATCGGCTTCTCCAATGGCGGCTATACCGGCGCCGGCGGCGTCAACGATCCGGCGGGCACCGTGCACAAGGGCGAGATCGTCTGGTCGCAATCCGACATTCGCAAGTTTGGCGGCGTGGCATCGGTGGAGGCACTGCGCAATGGCAACGTGTCTGCCGGGCGCTCAACGTCCAGCGGTAGCAGCTCGTCGACGGCGGCCAGCAATGGCGTTCCGGCGCCGGAGCGTGGGCTGGTCATCAATCTGCACGAGGATGCCAGTCGAGCAGGCCAGACCAGTCGTCGCCAGCTAACCGAGCAGGACGTCGTCGACATCTACGTGGCCCAGATTCGTGGAGAGAGAGAGATCCACCAAGTGAACCAGGAGAAGTACGGCTTGCAGTCACAAGGCATCTAATACGTTAATATAGGGTCCCTTGCTAGGGACCGCACGGAGCCCCAATGAGCAACCCCATCAACATCGCCTACGCCTCAGTCGGCAACGACATGTTCGTCGATACGATCGAGGCGACCTGTTCCGCCTGGGCGGCGC